CGCAAACGCGCCGCCCCGCCGCGATGTTTCCGCGATGGCCTGTCTCCCTGCGCTCACGCACCAAGCTCGGCTACGGCACTTCGCAACGATGCCCCGTAGTTGGTTCATGTGAGGGCAACCGTGCAGAGGCGCAAAGGCAGGCCATCGCCCTATCTTCCAAGGCTTTGCACACATGCCCGCAGCAATCTTCAATATCGACTTCGAGCAAGGCATTCCGCGCGACGTCACCGTTTCCGAATGGCGCGACAAGGACGGCAATCTCTACACGCTCGACGGTTGCAAATCGCGCGCGCAGTTCTATGCGAACTCGACGGACACGGTGCCGCTGCTCGACCTCTCGACCGAAAACGGAAAGATCGAGATCCTCAACGGCCGCATCACCCTGCATTTCGATGAAGCCGACACGGCAAAAATGACGCCCACTACGGGCGCGCATCCCATTCCGCCCGTCATCGACTGCGCGAAAAGGTTCAAAGCGGGCGTGTTCGAGTGGCGCATTTGGAACACGCAGAGTGTGCCGTTTGCGCTCGCTCGCGGCGAGTACAACATCACGCCTGCCCTCGTGCGCGAGGTCACGCCGTGAGCCTGACGCTAGACGATATCCAGAACGGCGGTACGCTCACCGTCGACGGCGTGCGCGTTGTCGGCGGCTCACCGAAAGTCGTTGCGGTGACCGTCAAGGGCGAGCCCACGCAACCACAGTTCGAGACGCTTCCGCCCGGTGGCCTGTACGGCGACAAGGGCGAAACGGGCGACAAGGGGCAAACCGGCGATAAAGGGCCAACCGGCGATAAAGGGCCGACGGGTGACAAAGGCCCGGTCGGCGACAAAGGCCCGGTCGGCGACAAGGGGCCGACTGGCGATCATGGGCCGGACGGTGATCGCGGACTGAAAGGACCGGACGGCGATCAGGGACCGGATGGGGACAAAGGCATCCAGGGCGATGCTGGCGGCAAGGGTGCGACCGGCGATAAAGGACCGGTCGGCGATAAGGGTCCGGTCGGCGATAAGGGCATTCAGGGCGACGTCGGCGACAAAGGCGCGACGGGCGACAAAGGGCCAACAGGTGACAAGGGTCTGCCCGGCGACAAAGGCTTGCCGGGCGATCAGGGCGCGCCCGGTGACGTCGGCGACAAGGGTCCGACGGGTGACAAGGGACCGGATGGCGATAAGGGTCTGCCAGGCGATGCTGGCCTGCCTGGCGACAAGGGGCCGACGGGCGACAAGGGGCTGGACGGCGATAAAGGCCCGACCGGCGATCAGGGGCCGCAAGGCGATCCGGGTCCGGCAGGCACTGAGCCCGGCCCTCAGGGCGATAAAGGGCCGACTGGTGACAAAGGTCCGCAAGGCGATCAGGGTCCGATTGGCCAGCAGGGTTTGCCGGGCGACAAAGGGCCGACGGGTGACAAGGGTCCAGTTGGCGATCAGGGGCCGCAGGGTGATCCGGGTCCGGCCGGAACTGAGCCTGGTCCTGTCGGCGACAAGGGTCCGATGGGCGACAAGGGTCCGCAGGGCGATGCTGGCGACAAGGGGGCGACGGGCGATAAAGGCCCGGTCGGCGATAAGGGGCCGGTAGGTGACCAAGGGCCGCCCGGCGACAAGGGTCTGTCGGGCGATAAGGGCTTGCCGGGCGACAAAGGCGCAACGGGCGACAAAGGTCCAGTCGGTGACCAGGGCACTAAGGGGCTCACCGGCGATCAGGGTCTGGCCGGTGACAAGGGCGCAACCGGTGACAAGGGAGCGGCGGGCGACAAGGGCGCAACAGGCGATAAAGGCGCGACGGGTGACAAGGGGCCAACGGGTGACACCGGTGCGCCGGGCGCGGGCGCAACGCCGCTCACGGTCACGGAATACACCGGCACTGCCCTCTCGCTCGCCCTCGCGCATGCGCCTGCGCCCTCGTATGCGGGCGTGATCGATATGAACAACGCGGCGGCCAACACGCTGACGGTCGTGGCGAATGCGACGGTTGCTTTCCCCATTGGTGCGTGCATCAACGTCACGCAAATGGGCGCGGGGCAAACGACTATCGTTGCTGGTTCGGGCGTCACGATCAATACGCCGTCGACGCTGAAAACGCGTGCGCAGTTCTCGACAGTCGCGCTCGTGCAGGTGAAAACCGACGTCTGGAACCTGTTGGGAGACATGGCGTGATAATCCCGGCCGTCACGCGCTATCGCGCGCCTGTCGTTGTCGCTGGCGTCAAGCTCGTGTCGGCATCGGACGGCGGCTCGCAGACAAGCACCGCGACGATTGCCGCGCCGTCGGGCATCGTCGCGGGCAACCTGCTTTATGCGGTGTTCACCTGCGACGATACGGCCGCTGCTGTATCGCTCGCGTGCGCCGGTTGGACGCTGCATACGTCGCTGCTTTTCACGTCGCACAACGACAACGGTTTCATCGGCGGTTTTTACAAAATCGCGACAGCGAGCGAACCGACCTCGTACACGTTTAGCGGCTCGACGGTCAAATCCGTCAACATCGGCATCATGAATCTGTCGGGCGTCAATCAGGCGAGCCCGTTCAATTCTGTTGCGCCGGTGACGAAGAAAGCGACGGCGTCGACCTCATGTGTGTTCTCTGCGATCACGCTGCCCAAAGCGATGTGTCTGCTGCTGATCGCGGGGCAAGGTGGCAGCTATTCGGGCAGTGTGTCCAACGTCTTTACGCCGCCGTCTGGCTATGCAATAGGGGTGTCTTCGACGTCGCAGTACAACAAGGGTTCGACCTACGACGGCGAATCGTCTTTCGGTGCCCTCTCGAACGCCGCGATTGCGGCCGGTACGCAGGTGCCAGCGCCCGGCACATTCAACGTGTCATACGCTTACGGCGCGGTGACTGTTGCGCTCAATCCGGCCTAGAACAGGCCGCCCTGCCGGTCATCGACGGGCTTGATGACCTTGGGCGTGACGACAACATGCAAGGCTTTTGGCTTGCCCGTCATGGTGGTTTGCCCTGCCGGTTCGCCGGGCCTCGTGGTGCCGTCCGCGACCTCGCCCGCGAGCACAATATCTCCCGTCACGACTAACTCGCCCTCGTGCACCGCGCCGCTTTCGTACACCGTGCCGCCAGCCTTCAGGCTCGCGACAAGCCCCTTGATGGCGTCGAGCGCGCTCGCGTATGCCCTCGCCTTGCCAGGCACGAACCAGCCCGCGTTGTGCGGGATATCCTCGTTGTGCACGCATCCAAGCTCACCGGCGAGCACGCCAAGCGCTTCCTCTGTCGATTCGAGCAGGCGCGCGGACGGCGGCGCGGTGAGCACCGGCCGCGACGGTGCGGCGGCAGGCGCGGCGAGCACGATAGGCGGCGCGCTGACGGCCTGCGTTGCGGTGCCGATAAGCTCATCGCCGATTGCCTCATCGGGCGGCGTGTTCGGGCCTTTCGTGTCCTGCCATGCCATTACGCGAGTGAAGTCCTCGCGATTCGGAAGCCAGCGCACCGCGCCTTCCTCAACGATGGCCTTGCGCAAATCCCATGTGTCACTGAGCACGTACCCGGTAATGTGAAACCGGCAGCGCTCGATGACGCGCGCCGCCCTGTCGTGCGTTGTCTGCGAGACGCGCGCGAGCGACGGGTGCGCGGGCTTGTGCGGCGTGAGCAAGGGCATATCGCCATGCTCGTACGCGCGTTCGAAAGCGGCCATTAGCGCATTGGCGGCCGTGGTGGGCATTGGGTAGTGATGAGTCATGGGGCGGAAAGAGTTAGCAGGTTAGACGTCGTCGCGCGTCAGCCCGGACGCATACAGCGGCACGTAGCCGCCGCTGATCCAGTACGGCGTGCAGCACTCGGAAACCGGGCACGCGATCTGTGCGAACTTCTCATCGGGTGCCAGGCGCACAAGGTCAACCGGCGCGCCTTCGAGGTCCGACAAAATGCCGGACAGTTCATTGGTTGTGAGCGCGTGGCCGCATGAAGGGCATACGGGCGTGGGCTGACGGCGGGTGTCAAAATCAGCGGACATGATTATCTCCTGTTGAGGGAGACTCTTTATAGCTCCGCTTTTTCGCGCTCGCGGGCCTCGTGTTCCCAAAGCTCGCGGGCGCGCGCTTTCGTGAGAGCCGCGTTATCGTGTGTCACCGTTGCGCCAGTATGCGTGACAGGCACGATGATCGAGAGCCATTCGACGGCCTTGCGGCTTACGAGCGCGGGCCGCTCGCACGTCTCGCATAGGAAGTTGGCCGGGTCTGTCGAGACGCCCTCATTGAGCATGATGCCCTTGAAATCGGCGGCCGTCGCATCGCGCAGGATTAGCGAGTCGCCGGGGCAGACGTCATGCCACCAACCCAGTTCATTGCGCGGTATGGTGCGCTCCATTTCCTTGCGACTTTTCAGTTTCGCGAGATAGACGATCACTTCAAATCCTCCGGTGTGACGTCGCGGACAGCCCAGTCCTTAAACGCCTTCATTGTCATGTAGCCGTGTTGGCGCTTTTCGCGCTCGCTGTAAAACGCGGCTCCTATGCCCTGCTTGTAATAGGCCTCGATGCTGACGCTATCCCACGTCACGCCGTACCCGCTGCCCGGCTTGTGGATCATGTGCACGTAGCGCACCTCGCCGGTGCTGCCGCGATACGCGCCGCCGCGCCGGATTTTGAAACCCTTTCCGGTGTCGTGCTCGTGAATGATGTTCATACCGCCAGCGAGCCCATAGCGAAGCGCTGCGCCGTGGCCTGAAAAGCCGCGAGCGTGGCCGCCGCGTTGAACGAAATCTGTGCACGCGCGGGCGCGGCGGGCGGCTCGACGTCCTCGCCGATTGCCGCGTACAGGTAGACCGTCGAGCCCTCGCGCTGGCCGTCGGCGATGCGCTGCAAACGGCCGCTGATCGCGAGCGCGGTGAGCACCGGGCCTAAGCGTTTGTGGTGGACGTGCACGAGCGCGCAAAGCGGCTTGAGCCGCATTTGTCCGTGTTCGCGCAGCGCGGCGATTGTCAGGCGCGCGATTGCGTCATCGTTTAGTGGTGGTCGCTGAGTCGTCATGGAAAGAGAATGTCCAGCGTTCGATTGATGTGGATAAGTGCGTCGCGATACGCGCGCAACGCCTCGTGATACTGCTGCTCGAAATTCAGGTGCGAAACGTCGCGGCCGTCGGCGAGACGATCAGCGCGTATGACCCGCTCTGCCTTGATGCGCAGGTCTGCTTGCGCGTAGCTGAAAACACTTCTCACAAAAGCCCCTCGAACAAATCGCCCTGTACGGGCGTGAAGTTGATCGCGGCAATAGCGCGCTTGCGGTCGCTTTCGCGTTCGCGCGCGAGGCGCACGCCTTCCGCGTGCTGCCGCCGCCGCTTCTGCGCCCATCCGATCAGGCGTTCATACCGTCCGTCATTGAACCGACGGACAGCCGCCGCCTGCGCGAGATAGACGCGCGCCATGTACGCGTCAGGTTGCCGCTCGCTCACGGTGCTCGCAGCAGGAAGTAGCAGAAGTAGCCGGTATGCCCCTGCGAGACGCACAGCCGGTAGTCCCGCACCATCGGATAGAAGCACGCCGCTACAACGAGCAGCAACGTCACGATGCCTGTCACGATGTTGAAAATCTCGATCAGCTTGCGCACATCGCGCGCCTCTTTCTCGCTCACGATTTCAGCCCCGGATCGGCCTGTTCCGCGTTGTGCATGCGAACCAGCGTCTGCACCTTTTCGTAGCGCACGCCGGGCGGGTACGACAGCATGCGTTTCTGGCTCTCGTGCACGTCGCCGCGCATCCTGCTCGCCTGTCCAAGCAACACCTCGGCGGGGCACAGTTCGTTGAGCGAGTCCTGCTCTGTGATCCAGAACAATATGCCCGGCATCGCCAGCGATGAATAGCTCGTGCGCGCGGCGAGTTCCGTAGGCTTTGCGGGCGTCGCGGTCGGTTCAGGTGCGACGAGGCGGCTCACGTTCAACCGCAGTTCCTTCGCCGCTTCCAGCGCGTCGTTGCCCGCTTCCAGCCATGCAATCGTGGCTTCCAACGACACGCGCGCCGCCGCGTAATCGTCAATTGGAAGTTCCGGCAAAAAGAGGCAGTCGAGCCCACTTTCCAGCATCTGAATCTCGTTCTCCGTTGGCTCGAACCCTGTCGTGACCTGAGAAAACAGGTCGCGGATTTCCTGCTTGAGCCCTTCAAGCGGCAGGCTCGAATTAGGGTGATGCGTCAGTGTCATGGTGTGCCCCGTCGTGGTGTGTGGGAGCCTCAATAGTATGTTGTCACAATTGAGGCTGTCAATAGACGTATCTATGGGTGCATGCGAAAAAAATCAGACCGGTACGATCAAAGCCCCGTCCGCTTCAAGGCGCTTGAGTTCTTCGCCGACGCCCAGCGCAAAGGCGGCGCGCAGGTCGTCTACTTCCTTTGCCTGCAATCGGATCAGCTTCATCTGCTCGCGGATCAGGTCGAACAGCGCGGCGATATTGGCCGGGCGTGCAAGGGTGAGATAGTCGGCCAGCGCGTAATCGTCCGCATCGTCCATCGAGTAGTTGGAAACATAGGCACGAATGAACGCGTTGAGCGAGCCGTCCTCGTGACGCGTGCCGACCTGTACGCCCTTACCGTCCTCATCGGGCTCGTGCTCCCACGTCTCGCCGTAGTACGGCGCGATAGCGCGCGCTGCGTTCTCCAGCTTGTCGTGCTCTGCCGTCAGTGCTCCATTGCCCGCCAGCGTTTTGAGGACGTGGATTTTTTCCGGCAGTTCGCTTTCGTCGCCCGGCTCAATGCTGAAATGGTCGGCGGCCGAACGCAGGATTGCGCGGACGCTCTCTGCGTTATCGCGCATCATCCGCACGCCCTGCGCGACGTTGTCGGGCGTGCGCGTCATCGAGCCCATGCACAGCAGGTCGGCGATCAGCGCGAGCGCACGCGCGCCCGGCTCGCGCTCGAATGTGCACAGGCGGCGGCGAACCTGTTCGAGCATCATCGACGTGACGTGTTCGAGGTTTTCGCGCGGCACGACACTGAGCGCGCGCTCTGCGGTGATGACAGCCGGGTGTTGCGTGAGGTTCGCGTGATTCTGAATGAAGCTCGTGAGCCAGTCGGCGAGGTCTTTCGCTTCGATGTTGATATGGCCGTTCTGCACGAACTCGACGTAGGCGCGGTGCATCTGCGCGGCGGCTTCCGTCGGGTCCATACGGCCGGTAAGCGTGCATAGGCCCGGACACAGCAGCGTCTGGACGTTGTGCTGCCGCGCCTGCCTGAGGGCGGCGCGCATCGCCAGATAGGCGTTATCGGTGCCGCGCACGTCGCCGGGCAGGCGCATGGTCGGCGCGGAAATCAGCAGCGGCACCTTGGCGTGTCCCGTCTTGACCGTGACGGCCTCGCCAACGGGCACACCATCATCGTAGTACGTGCCGATGGCCGATTGCACGCGCCGCTGAATCTCCAGGCCGAAATGCCGGACATAGGCGAGGTCGATGCCGCCGTCCATATAGCCGTAGCTGTTGGCCGGGCTCACGATGGCGTCTCCCGTCACCGTCAGAATGTTGCCGTTCATCACGGTCACGTCAGCGACGCCCGCGAAAACGGTGTGCAGTGCGTTCGCAACGTCGGAATTGGTATCGCAGAATTTGATTTTCATTTTTTGCTTTTACGGTAGAGGGAAACAAAGGCGTCGACGTCGTCGGGATGCGCGGAAGCGGTCGATTCGCCGCTCACCCAGTGCACCCAGTATTGACCGCCCGGAAACGTGAAATGAACCTCGATAGGCACGAGGTGATCGCGCCTGATGCGATGGACGTGCCGCAACACTGCGCCTGGATAGCGGGCCTCCAGAAGCTCGCAGGCCATGTCTTCGAAATCGACCTCCGCGCGCCTGTCTCGCTCGTGCACGGCGTGACACCCTTTCGAGCAGAACACGAACTGTCCAAGGTAGACGGGATCGGGCGTCTCGTCATTGACGTGTTCGGTGCACTCCATGCACTCAAACCACCAATTGCCCTGCTCGATGCAGGCTTCTGGCGGTACTGGGCCGGGCGCGTACTGGTCGAACTCCGGTGCACGCCTGCAATATGCGACGTCCTCAAACCCGCAATTGAGTTCGTTCGCGCCTTGCGCGCGCGCCACCCCGTTGGTGCGCCCGAAAACGACGGTGTACCCGTCCTCGCCATCGTGGACGGTGTACGCGCGCAGCGGCTTCTTTATCAGCGCGATCATGTCAGACGATCCGGTAAGAATCGCGGCGTTCTTCTGCCGTCATTTCGTAGGCATCGAGCACTGCCGGGCGCGGCGGCACTACCACATCATCGTTATCGGATGCGTTCATGTGCACGGCAAGCGCCCAGTCGTGCACCTGAATGCACTGCTCAAGCGTCCAACCGGCGATGACGTCGAGCGGCACCTCTTTGAGGTCGGTGAGCAGCAGCGCGCATTGAATGCTCTCGTCGTCGCGCTCGTACTGAACCATGTCGAGCACCGCCGTTTCTGCCGGAACCGCTACATCATCCTTTCTCACGAGTTTCGGCCATGCGTTCGTGACCGGGTAGTGCTCACCCATTACGGGCGGCTGTTTCGACTTGCGCGAGATAGTGACAATCACACCCTTTTCTTCCCACTTCCGTGCGAGTGCCATCGCTTCCATGCCTGCCTCGTAGGGCGTGCCACGCAGCAGGTCCGCGCAGTCATCACCGGCGAGCACGTCGACGGCGGGAATTGCGCCGGTGCCCGTCGAGCCAAAACCGCCCGCGCCGCGTGCCGTCTCCGACAGTTCAGCGACCTCGATAATCTCGAAGCGCGGCGCGATTTCCAACATCGCCTGAGCGATACGGTCACCAGTACGGACCTTGTTGATTGCCTTGCCGTCGTCGCCGTCGGCGCGCAGCGACACCATGATTTCGCCGCGATAGTCGGAATCGATCACGCCGACACAGTTCGAGAGGCGTACCGCGTCCTTAAAGCCCTGCCCGCTGCGCGAGTAGATTTTCAGAACGAAGCCGGGCGGGATTTCGACCGCGAGGCCGGTGCGGAAAATGCACGCGTGACGGTCTACCGGGTGCGGCTTGAACGCGTGCGCTTCAATGGCGTGCAGGTCGATGCAGGCCGCGCCTGCCGTGGCGAACTGGGGGAGTTGGGCGTCCGGGTGGACGCGCTTGATGCGAAGTTGAGTCATGGTATGTACGTGACGTTGGATGGTGAGTTATCAGGTAAAGCAATGGCCGCTATCGCAGTGGCCGAAAAGGACGCCGTTTTGCTCATCAAGGTCCGCGTGCTCCAGCGGTACACAATCGTGGTGCACGTAGACATGCGGATCGCGCTTCCGAATCTCGTGATCGAACCTGATAGCGGCTTGCCAGTCCTCAGGCTTGTTGTCGCGAATGTCACGCCACTCGTGGGCCGTATGGTTCGGGCACATGATGCAAGAGCTACGCGGCGGTGTCGGCCAGCCCATGCGCTGTACGAGCGCGATGCAGTCGCCGCGATTCATACGCTGCTCGATCAGCGGGTAGCGGGTTTGCCACTTGGCGCGGGTGCCCTTCTGCACGCGATTCATTTCATCGACGCTGATACCAAGCCACATATCAACCGCCGTGACACCGTGAGCGTTTGCCCACCGTTTAACGACCTCGCGCTTCCAATAGGATGAGCAGTAATTCGAGAGCTTTCCGATATCTCCACTTTGGGTCGTGAAGGCCGGGATAAGCAGCGTGTCATCCTGCGCACCCGCGTAAAGGTCTTTCTTTTCGAACTCGCTTTTTCTGACGCGATGCAGCGTCACGCCGACGGAAGCCAGCGCGGGCGAAATGACCTCATTCATGTAGGTCCACGTCGTAGACTGCTCACGCTCTGTGTCTACGATTACGGCCAGATCGGGCCTGATCTTTCCCTGAACTATTAGGGCTGCGATGGCGGCTGACTGGACGCCGCCGCCAGAGGCCCAAAGTTGCGTGCGTTGCATATGCTTTAATCCCCGTTGTGCTTCGCGTAAGCGTCGATCATGTCGCGGGCCTGCATGTACACCGGCGCGCTCATGTCCAGCTTGTGTTTGTCGTAATAGCCAAGCCGGTACGCAATGCGCATCAACTGGTTCGGTCGCTGCATATGTTCGAGCATGATGAGAGCGCCCGCGCAGTGCTGATCCTTGTCCGTCGGGATCGCGCGGCCGTCGTCGTCGTGCTTGAGCGTCTTGTGACACTGAAACGTCTTGTCGTTGTGCGTGATCGCATCGCACAGTTCTTCGACGCGTTCGGTGCGCAGGTACGGCTCGACGTCGGTACGAAACGGACACTGGGCGCACGGCTTTCTGAGGTCGAAATTCATCGCCATTCATCCCGTTTGTTGGTCGGCTTTGCCGTTGCACGTTGGCGCGCGACCTGCTCTTTGCGCCATTCGGCAATGCGCTCGTGCCGCTCCTTTTCGAGCCGTGCATTAATCTCGCGCTGGCAATCGGCGAAAAACGCCTTACCGTCCGTCGAGCCAAGCCAAAGCACGACATGCTCGACCGCCTCGTAATCCTCGGCGGTGAGGTCTGGCAGTCGGTTCAAACGACCATGAACGTAGTGATCCGCAGGCGCGAGCGCGGCCTCAATGATCCGAACGCCGCCATTGATGGACGGATGCCGGGCGTTCTCAATGGCCCAGGCGGCCGCCCATGCGTCGAGCCGGTCGTGCAGTGCAGCCGCGATCTTTTCTGCGTCGCCGATGAAGCACCGGCCGCAGTTCGTGCCAAGCCACTGGATAAACGATGCTGCGACCGTGGCGAGACGTTGCGAGAGCGGAAACGGAAACGACGCCATCAGCGTGCGAAACCCGTACTCGTCGCATTCATCGTGAATCGACGGCGCAAAGCGTTGCATGTACGCCTGCCACCTTTCGGCCATCACGACCTCGCCGATCACGTCTTTGCGCGGCGCGCGGATGCCCTCATGAGAGAACGCGAGTAGTTCGGTCTGATCGTGCCCGTAGAACGCATAGCCGATCATTGGGCGGGCCTCCGCAGTGCAGCGCGCTGTTTCTCGTGCTGACGTTTGAGCGCGGCCTTGTAGCTTGCCTTGGCCTCTTTCATCGTCTTGCACCAGTCGCCCTCAACGTCGCGCTTGTAAAAGGCATGGTTGCGGTACATGCGGTATTCCGTGTTGCGCCAGCTATCGCCGAACAACGGGCGGCGCTGCTCGAACTTTGGCATGCGGTCGCCGCACAGAAACTCGCCGAACGTATTGCCCGCGCAGCCGTCGGCATCGAGATAATCCTCGTATCGCGTGCGCGGCTTCGGTTCCGGCAGAGCCGCGAGCGCAGTCGCCCGGCCTGTATCGGTTGCAGCAAACACAATGTCACCGGCCGCGAGAAAGCCCGGCGAGCGGCGGCGCTCCATCAGGCCCATTCCCTCCAGCGCTGCGAGGTGCTTCATGTCGTGATGCCCGGCATCCGCGACGAACAGATTGCGGTGCGGCGTGTGATTGCCGCGCGTCTTGCCTGTGAGCCCTAACGTGTGCTGCAACAGTTCTATCTGATACGGCGTTGCCTGCGCGATCATTGCGTCACCTGCCCTGCTGCCGCGTGTGCCTGCGCCTGTTCGGGCGTGGCAAGCTCGAAACGCGGATGGCGCTCGCCGTCCTCTGTCTCCACCTCCAGCTTGTGCAGGCGGAACAGGCCGCCAAGACTCCAGTTGCAGGGCTTGCCGTCCGGCTTGTTGCGCGGCGAACCGGCGTCTGTGAAGCGGCCCACGCACGCGAAACCGAGATACTTTTCGACCGCATCGAAATCCGCGCCCGCACCTGCCGCGATCAGGTCGCGCGACGATTGGATCGTGGCGCACATCGGGCACACGAACGCGAAATGCTCGTGCGACTTGACGCCTTGCGCTTTGAGCGCTTCCCTAAATTGCGCGAGTGTCATTACGTTCATTGCTTGCTCTGCTCCTTCTGCGCCTTCCATGCCTTGTACGTCGGGTCGCGGTGTATCGAGGAAGCCGATACGCCTGTCTGCTTTGCCGCCGCGTAGGCCGTCGGGCACTTGCCCTTTACGACCAGCGAGACGGCAACCTTGACTGCGTCAGTCTTGTGCGCTGCCATGTGTGCCCAGTTTGTAGTCCTCACCATTCGCGCATGAGGCCCGCCAGAAAATCCGGATGGATCAGAACAGCCGCTGCTGTCCGTCCGGCTCGACCGTTACAGGGTGCGCTGGCGGCAGGCCATCCTCAAACAGCCGCGTCTGGCCTATGGCCTCCAGTTCGTCGGCTGTCAATGCGCTGCCCGTCGAGCAGCACTCGACGGCGAGGTTTCGCCGCTCGTGTGTCGCGCCGCAGGTCGCGCAGAGGTATCTAGCCGTGGTGGTCATCGCATCCCCGTATCGGAATATCGACATATTAATGACCAAGCGCAACTATGGCAATAGACATATCTATATTTTTAAGCCGAACAGCCGGTAGGAAAACAACATGTCTATGGGATACGGCGCGGCCGTAGCATTGACGCATGGCAAAAATCCCCGCTTCCGACCTCGTTGATATGACGTCCCACTGGCTCGCAACGCCGCTCAATGGCTATCTGGGCAGCGATTATGGGCAGAACGTCACCGACATGCTGCAAAAGCCGCTCGCGTCCGGACTTGCAGACGCTGTCATCGCCAAGCTGCGCAACGACGTGCCGCTCCTCGGCGCGCAGCCGCGTGGCGCGGTCAACATCTATGCGCAGGACACCGGGCCGGACAAGCGCAACCTTTATATCGAGGTCGCGGGCGAACTCGTACAGCTTGGGAGCGACAACTAAATGGCTTACAGCCGCGACGACTTCTGGACCGCCGTGCAGGCTGCTGCGCAGGACTACCCGACGGCCGCCCTCTACTATCAGGCAAGCGACCCGCGCCTGCTTATGTCGCTGTCGGCGCAGGCGACGATGCTCGCCATGCTGTCGTCGCAGATCGACGTCGAGAGCGTCGAGGCGTTCAACAAGACGCGCGATACGACCGTGCTCGCGGATGCCGCGATGAAGGGCATCCTGCCGTTCGCGGTTCCGCCGCGCGTCACGCTCACCGGCAAAAACCCGGCCGCCGTGCCGCTCAATATCGTCACCGGTCGCCGCTTTCTCGACTCCTACGGCCGGGTGTACGTCGCTGAATCGTCGGTGACCATCGCCGCAGGCGGAAGCGGCGCGGTGAACGCCAAGCAGATGACGACTCGCCCGCTCACGCACACGGTTTCGAACTCCGCACCCTTCTACCCGGTTCAGATCACGCCGAACACGGATACCGAACAGCAGATCAGCGGCCTTTCGGTAACCGTCGGCGGCACGCTCTACCCGTACACGCCTGAGTTTGCGAACCTGCTCGCGGGTGAGCCCGGATACGACCTCGCCACGGATGAACTGCGGCAGCTTTGGGTCAAGTTCGGTTGGGCTAACACGTTTGGCGTCCAGCCTTCCAATGGCACCGAAATTGACTTTGTGGTTGAGGAAACCTACGGCGCGCTCGCGGTCGATGTGAACGCGGTTTTCACGCTGGAAACGACCGTCGACACCAACGACCGGCAAGCCACGTTCGCAATGACGGCCGTCGTTAATCCGGGTGCTGATCCTGTCGATATCGACACGCTGCGCGAGTGGGCGAGTGTGCCGCCGCAATATGATTCGTCGGCCGTCTACCTCGGCAACTTCGATGCGTTGATCCGCCGCAATCTCAACAACCTCGATTTCCTGTCCGTCTGGAATGAGCAGGTCGAGGAAACCGTGCGCGGCGGCAACATCAACAACATCAACCGGCTGTTCGTAGCATTCGCGACCTCCGACGGCAGCGACCCGACCTATATCAAGACGCAAATCAAGAAGATCATCGCGGCGGCCGATGACTCCTACTGGGTCAAGTTCGTGGATGAGGTCGAGACGCCGCTGCCGGTGACGATCAATGCGCAGGTGTCCGTCGTGCATGATCCGGCCGATGTAACGGCGGAAATCATTTCGGAGGTGCTTGCGATCTACGGCAAGGGCGCGGCGGCTACCAAGCGCGGCATGCTCACGCTGTCGACCAAGAAAATCAACTCGACGCTCACGGACTCGAAAACCGGCGTCGTGGCGCTTCAGGATGACGGCAGCGATTTGCAGATCGTTATCCCGGCATCGGTGGGCCTGCTGCCTGAGCAGTATCGCTATGTCACGGCCGCCTCACTCACCGTGAATGTGACGCAGGCGACGTACAACGACGGCATGTGGAGCCATTGACGTGACGACGGACCTGCTGCCTATCGACGCGCCCGCGCTACAACCGCTCGCGAACAGCGCGGAATATGACGAACTGGAAACGGAACTGAAAGCGGTTTTCACGTCCGTTTTCAACGCCATGATCCGCGACCGCGAACGCCAGTTGAATTTCACCGGCATGCCGCACCTCGGCGATGCCGAATTGATGGAGCGCGTGCTCAAGCTCAACGGCCTCGCGATCATCCGCCGCGACGACACGCGAACCGCGTTTCTGCTGAAGGCCGCCCTTGCGCGCAACCCGCGTCGGGGCATGCTATTTCTGAAGCAATACCTTCAGGCCACCTGGCCGAATGTGTGGAAGGTCGAGCCGCTTTGGCACCCAATTGCGACGGCCAATGAATACCCGGATCACGTCACGCCGCGCACGATCATCGACATTGGCACGAACGTGCAGGCGGTCTATGACCCGGACAGCATGGACGGCCTGCCGACGATCTACCGCACCGACTGGCAGGGGGAGCAGAAGCTCTATCCGGTCGCGCGCACGAACCTGATTCAGAACTCGAATCTGGCGAGTGCGGGCGCGAACTGGACCCTGTCCAATGCCACGGTCACGTCAAACTCAGTCATCGCACCGGACGGCACGAATACGGGTGCGAAGGTCACGCGCACGGCGGCGGGCAACGACTGGGCCGCGCAGACGGAAACGGCCATTGCAGCGGCGAGCAAGACATTTACCGGGTCGGTTTATCTGCTCGGCGCAGGCATGCCGGGCAATTACACGCTTCGCCTGCGCGATAGCGCGGACACGCAATACGCCACTCAGAACATCACGCTAGACGACACCGTCGCCTGGCACCGCGTTTCGATCACGGCAGCACTTCCGGCAACAGCCGTCGGCGGCGCGAAATTCACCGTCGATCCGACGTCGGACACCGGCGCGGCAGGCGATGCGTTCTATATGTGGGGCGCGCAGCTTGAGGTCGGCGTACTGACAGGGCTGATTCAGACGCCCGTCGGCGCGACAAAGACGGTCACAGACTACACGGTTGACGCGAACGGCATTGCGACGTTCTCCGATGGCGTGTCACCAGCGACGCCCATCACGCACTTTCGCACGAGCCGCGTGCGCGTGACGCTGCCTGTCACGACGGACAACGGCCTCGGCCTGCTCGAAGTCGCCAAGGCGTTCCGGTCGGTGCTGGCCGCGCGCCTCATGATCGAACTTCAACTGTCGACCGTGTTCGAGGGCATCGGCGTAACGGGCGGCCTTGCAATGTCAAACGGTGCATCGGGCGTGATGCCGGTGCTCGCAAACGGCACACTGAGTTAAACGAGGGGAATATGGGAAGCAAAACCGGAAAGATCACGTACAACGTGCACGAGCGGGGCCGCCAGTTCGTCGGCAAGGACCGCAATTTCAACCTCGGCGCGCTCGCCGCGCTCGTGAACAGTAACGCCGTGCAAGAGCGCGTGCGCAACCGCGACCTCACCGGCTTTTACGGGCACTGGATTCGTGCCCGGTTCGGGCTCAACCCGCCTGAGTCGCTTGTGTTCGACGGTAAGGTAGTCAACATCGAGCCCGCGCTTGTGACGACGTACCTAGCAGCCGACGATGAGGGCAACATCACGCACGAGGCTGAGTTTCTCGACACGGACGCGGGCTCGATTGCAGAGCGGCTTTTTCACTCGAAGCAAGGCGGGTTCTCGTCGGCGATTGAGGCCGCGCCGAATATCCGGCCGTCGTTCCCGACGATCTTTGCCGGGTTCGATTACGTGTTCGAGCCGAACTACTCGACCAATCGCGGTTTCATGTTCGACAGCACGCTCGCCGACGACAGCACGCTGTTCGATGCCGTCATGCAGGAATGGCATATGTCAAACGCCATGATGCGCAACCTGTTCGATTCGATGCAGGCGGATCACCTGCTGGCAGTGCAGACGATTGAACGCCTCAAAGAGGAAAACGAGGAATTGCTGTCCATCGCCTCGCGCGCGACGGGTAAAAACGGCGCGGTGCTGCTCGACAGTACGGGCGGCCACGTCGCGCCGTTGTCGATCAGTTCGCGCGCAACGGCCGATTTCCGCGCGCGTGCCCGCTCGTTCAGCACCGGTGCGCTCGTGCCGCTCGAAAATCTGCCCGATGACGACAGCACGGTCGCGCCCGCCGAAAACCCGGTAATCGAACATGCGCGCCGCGCGTGGGGAGTATGACGTTGAGCCTGTTCTCTGCACTCGAACAGGCGTTCGGCCAATACCTCGGCCGCTTTTATAGCGGCCTTGTGGCTGACACGCCGCAAATGAAAGAGTACGTCGCGCGCGGCCTCTCGAAAAGCATCGTCTATGCGCCCGGCCGCATGGTCGACAAGGTCGAGGACGTGCTCAACGAGTGGCGCAAGAATCAGAACGTGTCCGGGCCGGGCCTGTCGTCTCTGTTGCCCGTCTGCATCGTCTGCATTGACGAAGATTTCACGCCGTCACTGGTGGACTATGGTGCGTCCATCGGCGGCGCAGTCGACGTCATGCTGCCCGGCGACGAACTGAATCGCGCGTACAAGGTGCGCCTGAGCGCGAACGATTACCGCGCGCAGATCGTGTTCATCGCGTCTGAGCGGCACTCGGCGCACAGCCTCGCGTTGCAGTTCAACCTCTTTACGAACGGCCCGTTCGGGCGGCGCTTCAGCATGGCGCACGAGTTCGCCGGGCAGAGCCTTGATTTCCCCGTCGTGCTCGAAGATATCAACGTCGGCGCGATTGCGCAGGAAGCGCAGAAGAACCTGCGCGTGAATGTCGCGGATTTCGTGCTGCATGCGACCGTGCCCGTATTCCAGGCACCGGGCGACGGCGAGCCCAACGACGGCAAGGCGGCACCGGCAGGCTATCCGGTTGTCACGGAAGTCAACGCGGTCAACCTGCGCACCGGCGTTGTGATTGACGATTCCGTGGATGCCAGCGGCGTGGTAACTGAGGTGCGCTCGTACACACAGCCGACCCTGCGCGTCCCTGTGATCGGTGACGATGATGAGGTGCAATCGTGAGCGTCATTACACTTCAGGTTGAAATCAACGGCTACAAAGGCCCGGCCGTCAACCTGCTCGCCGCTTGCGATGCAGGCGAGCCCGGCGACGCGGAAGCAACCGGCCTTGTCATCGTCTCGCAGGAGCTGCCGCCAGGCTCGCGCGAGCCCGGCGCAATGGTGACGTCAAACGACCCGCGCGCGGCGGCGCGTGACCTGCTCTTTGACGAAAGCATGATCGCGGCGGCCATCGACCTGTACTTTCGGGCTGAGTCGACGGGCATGCTCGAACTGCTTGCGCCGGTGCAAAAGCACAACCCTTCCGGCGCGGTGCAGGTGCGCGGTGTCGCGGCAGCGGGCACGCGGTACGAACTCAACCCGGATCTCACCAACGGGCAGGTCGCAGTGCTCGCGCTCATGTACGCATCGCACCGCTCGCTGTCTGTCGAAGATACGACGGACTTCGCTGACGAAATGGCCGACATGTATTTCAGCATCTAGCGTAGGAAAACGCGCGCCGCCGCGCGCGTGAGGTGACCTGAGAATCGGAGCATCCATTCTGAGGTCACCAGTGACAGTTACCCTCAACCCCAAAATCACCAACGCCGGTCTGGCTCTCATGCCGACCGGGGATGCGACCGGCTTTTCGGTGCAGTTGACGCATATCGCTATCGGCCTTGGACTCTACTCGCTCGGCGGTACGGGCGACGCCGACGACACGGCTGCGCGCTCGATGGTCGCGCTCAAGAATGAAATTGCGCGCTATGCGATTTCGAGCGGCACGAACCCCAATGCGACGTCGATCCAGATCGGCACGACCATCACCGACACGGACCCGAACGGCAAGAGCCCCAACGGAAAATCCATCGGCGAAATCGGCTTCTATGCCGGTAACACGCTTTGGGCCGTGTGGAGTCGCGCCGACTCGGCGCTGTTCGTGAAGTCGGCGGGCTTCGATATCCCGTTCGCGTACACGCTCGACACGTCGGCATTCCCTCAGAACTCTGTGACCGTCACGGTCGCAACCGACCCTCAGGGCATGGCCGCGCTGATCCTCCAGCACAAGGCAGAGCCCGACCCGCACCCGCAGTATGCGACGGATGCCGACGTTGCCGCGCTGACGGCCGTTGTCGTCACGAAACAGCCGCTGCTCGGCTTTACGCCGGTCCAGCAAGGCGGCGTGACTGGGCAAGGTGCGAACAAGATCGCAATCGGCCTTGCCAGCGACGGCAGCGGCGCTCTGAAGGTGAGCATCGACAACGTCGACAAGGGCGGCATTGCCCTGCTCGCAAGCCCCGTATTCAGCGGCGTGCCGCAAGCCCCGACGGCGGCGGCCGGGACGTCCACCAAGCAGCTTGCGACGACTGAGTTTGTCACGGCCGCGATCAGCACGGCACTGGTCGGCCAGATCGCGTGGGAGCCGCGCACGTCGGCGCGCGCGGGCTATCTGAAGCTCAATGGTGCCCTGCTCAATCGCGCAGACTATCCCGCGCTTTGGGCGTATGCGCAGTCGAGCGGCGCGCTCGTGACGGAAGCGCAATGGTCGGCCAACAGTTTTGGCTGTTTTTCGTCGGGCGACAACGCAACCACGTTCCGCATTCCTGAGGTGCGCGGCGAGTCGATCCGGTGTTGGGATGACAGCCGGGGGGTCGACACCTCGCGCGGCATCGGTACGTGGCAGGACGGCCAGAACCTCTCGCATATTCATGCCGCGTCGGCCGCCGCCGTCGGCGATCATGCGCATAGCGCATGGACGGACGGTCAAGGCGCGCACGGCCACAACTTTTCGCAACAGGTTCCGCAGAGTGTCGGCGACACCGACCGGGGTTCCGTGAGCAGCGGCTTCTCCATCGACACCCCTGTTTGGCCGTGGACGGACACTCAAGGCACGCACGGCCACAACGTCGGCGTGGGCGCTGCAGGCGGGCACTCTCACACCATCACCATCGGGGCGGCAGGCGGCACTGAAGTGCGCGTGCGCTCGGTCGCAATGCTCGCGATGATTCGCGCTTACTAAACGAGGTTATCCCCATGCTTATCCATCAATACAACAATGCGACGGGCGAATACATCAGCAGCCGCCTGGCCGACCCGGACCCGCTCAATCAGGACCGCTGGCTTTTGCCCGCATTCACGACGGACGTTGCACTGCCCGACCGGCAGCGCAACGAATGGCCGTTCTTCATCGGCGGCGCATGGGTCATCAAGCCGGACTTTCGCGGCCAGATGCTGTATCGCACCGACACCGGCGAGGCCGCTGAAATCCTCATGCCGGGCATTAGCATCGAAGACGCCGGGCTCACAGCGACGCCGCGCCCGTCCGATCAGTACATTTGGGAAAACGGCGCATGGGTGATCGACCCGGCCGCCGTCGCTGCCAAGGCGAAGGCCGATGCGATGGCGGAATTTGACACGCTCATGAGCGAGGCGCGCACGGCGAACGCGGGCAAAAACGATGCTTACGCCGCCGACCTGCTTACGCCGCTCGAAGTCGGCATGTTCAAGGCGTGGGCCGCCTATCAGTTGGCGCTCGCCAACGTCGTGAACGCGGCCGACTTCCCCGCCAACCTGCAATGGCCCGCCAAGCCGGATGCAGATGCCGTCGAGGCGCAGGTGTTGGCTGAACTGGCGGCGAAGGCAGCGCAGCAGACACAGGCCGCTGGCGCAACTGATACCGCACAAGCCTCGTAATGGCAATCACGCCCGTATCGACGGCCGCATTCGTGCGGGCGGTTCGCCGGTTCGCCGTGCAAACGCCGGACTGGTCGACCGCGATCCGCTACCAGACGCTGCCCGATGAGCGTTTCGATATCACGCTGGCGGCGCGCCGCGTCTACGGTGACCGTGCGCAATACATGGTGATCTTCGCGGCGGCCGGGCTCGATACGCTCGAACAGGAACTGCCCGAACAGGCGCTTGTGCTGCCGAACTACTCGCAGTTGCAGATCATCAAGCGCCAGACGGGCTATCTGACTGACAATGAAGAACGAGCATATTCAGCACTTGATTAACCGGGCAACCGCGCGCCTGCCGTCGGCGCGCGGTGAAGCCCAACGCAACGCGCAGGCTGACCTCGAACAGCGGCAAGCCGCGTCGACCATTCTCAACCCGAATGAGGTGTCGGGCGAGTATGACGGCGGGCGGCTGCTGCAAACGTCGCTGCGCGGCGCGCTGCGCCCGATCACGCAGAAAGACCTGCGCGCGTTCCAGTCGAATGTCACGAACCTCAAAAAGAAGTTCGTCGGCGGCATCACCGCGCAAGGCGTGATCGACCTCGCGCTGGACGCGGACAAGCAGCGCGCGAACAAGGAAATCCGCGTCGCGGTGCCCGTCTCGATACGCGGCCCGTTGTTTCACTTCATCACGAACGCCGGGCCTGATTCGGACGTCACGCGCCACCATGTGCACGTCGAGTTTATGGACTTCGATGCAGCCGTGGGCGCGTCGCCGAACGATCAGAAAAAGATCGGCAAGACGGTTGCGAATGGACGGCTGAAGTTCGATTGCGATTGCGGCCGTCACCGCTACTGGTTCCGCTACATCGCGACCATCGGCAAGTACAACTATGGGCGCGCGGAAACGGGTTACCCGAAAATCCGCAACCCGAAACTGCATGGCGTCGCGTGCAAGCACGTATTGCGCACGATGCACGTCATTCTGAAAGACGCGAACACGCAGCTAAAAATCGCGCAGCAGGTCATCAAGGCCCGCGCCGCGCTCGATGGCACAAAGCTCAAGACTGAGCGCACCAAGGCCGCTGACGCGCGCACACACGCGGCAGAACAGCACGCCAAGCGCAAGTCGAGCACCAACCTCAAGACGACGGCACAAAAGCAGGCCGCGAACGCCGCGCGCCGCGCGCGCGAGTCGATGAAGAAAGCCGCCGTCGAAAAGGCCAAGGTGGACGCGAAAAAGCCGTCGGCCGCCGCAAAGAAGATCGAGCGTAGCGCGCGCAACCTGCTCGCGCTCGGCGCGATCACGCAGGAACAGTTCAACGAAATCATGAAGAACGCGAAATGATTAATTCGATCCCGGTTGCGATCAATCACGCGGCGCGCACGGTCACGCTCAAGCATCCCA